AAGTATCGAGCAATAAAACCCTCTACTCGAGCAATAAGCGAAGTTAGATCTGCATCAATAGAAGACCCTTGAATCTCAGGAAGATATTCTTTTAATACTGATACAGATACTAGACTCATTCATTTTTATCCTTAAATATCTCTAGCAGGTACACATTTGATAACAAAGATTACATCTGTAGCACCTGCTAAGGTGTTGAGAACATCTGCTTTTAATTGGATCGCTTCTCCTGCTTCATATCGCTTTGAAACGCCATCTTGTAAGGACATTGCAACAGGAACATTTTGAGCAAATCCTGAAGCCTCTGAATCTGCTGAAAGCAATACTGTAGCATCATCATCTGCATAGATTTCACAGGTAAGTTTTGGATCAGCACCTGAAGCAACTGCAGCAGAACAAACAATATGTGCAGATTCGATACGACAATCAACAGGAGCAGCAAGAGCAACTGTTATATCTGAACCTTGTACACCATCAATTTTATATTCTAAAATAAACATCTTAAACTCCTTGAAGATTAAATAGGCAAGTCATAACCATAAACAACATTTTTCACAGATTCAGCATCCGGAGAATCCATAACAGCACGCATTGTAGATACGATTTGAATAGCACCTGAAGTGATATCTTTATCAGATTCAACAGTGATCTGACGTCTCAAGTATTGATACCATGAATCTGTATTGAATACTAAGAAACCAGTTTTATCTGTTGTAACATTATCATACAAACCGTTTCCATTCATATCTGCACCCATAAAGCGAGACATAACAATAGGAATACCTGCAAGAGAAGCAAGTTGACCTGTTAGAATCGTTGCTTGTGCTCCAAACTTCTCAAGAGTTACAACTTGATCTAATTGGAGGAAGTTTGCAACAAGAGCTTCAGGAGATACAACACAAACTTTATTTCCAACAGCAAGCTCACCAAGTTGCGCTACAGCATCCATGAAACCTGCAAAGGTCATGGCTGTTCCTGCAAAGTCTTTAATAGATGATTTGTCTATAGCAGCTGCTCTCATACCTCTGAATAAACGTCGATGATCAGCAGAAGATCCAAGGCCTGAAGCACCCCATCTTTCTCTGATATTCCAGTTTGCAATATCATCTTGATGAGTAGCAGCAGAATCACCATTGATCATACAATCTTCAAAAGCATCTTCAAGGTCTTGAGCGATTTGACGAGACATAGCAGGAATAATTGCAAATGCAGAATCTTCTCCTGCAGCATCATCAATATTCATAAGAGTAGCTAAACCTTTTGCTCTAACAGTTTTTTGTGCTGTTTCGATTGTACTTGCTTGATATTTTGCTAGATCATCTGTAATTTGTCCTTTGATGTAAGGTCTACCGCCTCTGTTCAACTTTGGAATAAGAAGAGTTTCACGTTCCATTTGTACAGATGGCAACAAAGCACGAAGACCACGAGGAATTTGAAAGGTTTGATACAAATCTGTAGAGAATTGATCAGGAATCCATTCAGCTCCGACACCTGCGTTATCTGTGAAAGCCTTGTTTACAGATTCTTTCATAAAAGCAGGAGCTTTTTGAAGATGATTGTACAATTTGATATCTGCTTTTGGAGTATGTGGATCTTTCATCATCATACGAGCAAGACTTCTTTCTTGTACCATTTCACAAAGATCAGCATGCCATTGATTTGCATAAACATCTGCATCTAAAAGACCTTTTTCCTGAATATTTACACGTCCTTGACCTGTAATATTCTTAGATACGTTTTCTGTATTCCATTGAACAGATGAATCTTCTTTTATGTATTGTTTCAAAGCATGATCATTTGTACCTACTTCAGGCTTAACAATAGTGTTTTGACCCTCTGCAAGTAACTTTTGAGCTTTCTTCAAATCTTTGACTTGATCTTCAAAGTTACGCAAACGATCATCAGTGTTTTTTTGATGTGAAACAATGCCTGCAATAAGGCGTTTTGCTTCTTCTATTTTGGTGTTCATAGGGATCTCCTATTTTGACGTGAGTATATAGGCAAATGCCTCGATTAAAGTATCAAAATTCTTTTCTTCTGTGGATTCATCAGAGTCTTCTGCTTTTTCCTCTTCCTCATCCATCTCTTTTTCTTCCTCTTTTTCATCCATGGCTTTTTCTTCTTCTTCTTCTTCCATGGCTTCTTCTTCAATCTCTTCTTCTTCAAGTGCAGATTCTTCAGATGGCATCTTTGCAAATTCAACAATGTAGCGATCATCTTCTTCAGATACTGATAAGATGTGTTTTCCAACAAACATATTTTCTTTGATGATAGATTTTACTTCTTCAACAAGTTCTTCTTTGATAGCGTTATAAAACTTTTGCTCTAACATGGTTGCTTCTCCATTTGCAGGAATTGTTACAATAGACACTTCTAACAATTCAGATTTGCTATAATACATGCCTCTCTTCCCATAGTATTTATTTTCTTCAGGAAGTTCTGATCTTGATTTGCTTTCCAAAGGCCTGAAACCAACAGAAACAGCATTCATGAATCCTTTTTTCGCTTTTCTTTCAACTTCTCGCGCTCTTTCATCTTCTTGATCGAATTGTACGTCAATAACAAGTTGACCATCTCTGACGTGAACATCGCCTTTTCCTATCGGTAATTGGTTAGAATCATGATTGAGCAAAACAACAGGATTCTTTTTGTAGTTCTCCAGTATCCAACCCTTTTGATCGATGATATCACCATAGCGATCAGGGGAAGAAGTAGAAGCTACAAAAGAAACGGTATCCTGCTTTGATGTTGCAGGCTCTGTTCGTTTCATAATGTACGTATACTTTTTCATAGAATCCTCCCTTGAAATATACCAAAGGCGATCATCATTCACAACAATTTGAAAAAAATAATACAATTTATTGTTATTTATGTTGCATAATATGTAACAATGTATTATAATAAAATTACTAACAAACTAACAACTAACAAAAGGAAAAATAAAATGAATGAAAAAATGCAACTACCTCACGCTTTTCCAATTAACGCAGTTACAGGAAGAGAATACACAGAGGGCAATATCTTCAGACTTCTTGATACTCCATTCTTGGATCAAAGATGGGCCACTTTTAAACAATGGAAAGATGCAGGCTTCCAAGTTATGAAAGGTTCAAAAGGAACTGAGTTGATCAAAGTCGTAACAATCAAAGACAAAAATGATCCTGAAAAAACTAAGAGCGTTCCTAGAAGATTCTTTGTATTCAATATCGAACAAGTAGAAGAAAGAGCATAATCTAACAACCAACAACCAACAAGGGAGGGTCAAACCTCCCATTCACCAAAGGAGAAAATAATGAAAACATATATAATAACAATGAAAGTTTTTAATATACAATGGCAAGAGAATAATTTTAGATGGAAGTCACCAAATGAAATTGAAGTATCTATAACTTTATATTCTTCACAATTTCCAAAAGATGAATATGATATGAAAGATTTGATTGATGACTATTTGATAGATTTTTGTGGTGATTGTGATTGTGTATATGAGTTTGGAAAAGACTTTGATATACAAGAAGAATCTAATACAACATATGAAGATGAATTGATGCCTGATAACTCTCATTATCAAGGTGACTGGCAACCATACAGAAGCAACAACCGATAACCAAAGGAGAAAACAATGAAAAACCCATATCAACAACACATTATCAAATTACAAGGCAAGGAGTTCATAACCTTTAAAGGACTTCTAGCGATTGCGCATGATCAAGGTCTTCAATCTATAGCTACAGAAATGATCTCTCTAGATAAGGATACAACAGAAGAAGAGAAGAATGGAAAAGTATATATAACAGTTGCAACTGGTCTATGTATTTTCAAAGCAACAGTATCAGGATCAAAAGGAACATACAATGCTTTTGGTGATGCTTCTCCTAGAAACGTTGGAAAGATGATCGCTCCTCATTTAATAAGAATGTCTGAAACAAGAGCAATAGCAAGAGCATTAAGATTGTATACAGGTTGTGGATATACAGCCCTTGAAGAACTAGGAGAGAGATAAGAGAAGATTCTTCTGATTTCTTTACATATAAGATCGAACCTTTTACAGATCCGATCTTTTTTTATTCTAGAACAGGAATGATTGTACATCTACAATTCACATTCTCACCTACAACAGGAAAAGAGGCAGGAGAAGAAGCAGAATATCCTCCGTATTGAGATGGAAGTTGGAATTCTTCATTTGCTCCGACAATTTGACCATCAAGAGCAACATGAGAATCTCTAACTTTTGAATCTCTAGAAGATAACCATTGTTTTTTTACTTGAATCCCATTTGCTTGTAATTGTCTATAAGATTCTGTAGTTGCTTCATTTACAACTCTAGTACTTTCTGTTCTTGCGATCGTATTTGCACGAGATAAAGAAAAGATACCACTTTGATCATCTTGAAGAAGATTGTTTGCTATCTCCCTTGTTGATAGTCCTTGATTCAAACCTCTTTCAACAGTTTGCATTATTGCTCTTCCTGTGCTGTTTGTTATTTCTTCTAGAGATGAATTCCATAACTGTCTAGCATAGTCACGATTTCCAAAGACAAGATCAAGAGGTTTTTCTCTTCCTGCTCTTCTGTATAGATCATTGAGTTGTTGATTTCCTGTAAGCATCCACCATCTAAGCCACTCATCACCTACAGCACGATCTAGTTCTTGTCTTTCTTCCTGGATTGCAAGGAATGTTTCTCTATCGACAATCAAAGCTTTCTGTTCTTTGTCGATATCTTCTATTCTTTTTGCATATCTATTTTTTGCTGCTGTTAGATAACTTTTGAATCTCTTTAACAGATCCTTCTCTGCTTTTCCTTGTGAGTTTTTCACCCATTGATCCCAGTATTGTTTTTTTTTACGTTCTTCTTTTTTTGATGCATCAATCTTCTTCTTCATTTCATTGATAACTTTTTTCATTTTGCTTT